GAGTCCCTCCTTCAGACATTTAAAAATCACGAAGTCCCTTAAAGTGTCTGCATATATTATAACTACCAGAAATTATAGGTGCAATTAAATTGTGATACAATATTATTCTCAAATTATTCCAAAATCACAGTATATAAACCAGACTCCATATGAATTGCGGTGGTATCCCCATTTTTGTAAAATGACTTGCATCCGCATCTCGTAATTTACGGTAGAAATTTAGATTGAAACAAATAACCTGTAATCCGTAAAAAAAAGAACTATACCGAACTTACATCATTCGTCATAGTTCCTTATATGGTGCGGTCAAAGGGGAGTGATTTTCAACTCTAAATACATTGAAATTTCAAGCTTTTTGTACAAAACTATGGGTCAACTTATGGGTCAATCCCCCTCTTATGACGTCCGCCTAACGCTTAATCGTCATATTCTTTTGGTAATACTAGATATCCTTCTTCATCTCTATATCCGATGAATGAATCCTCAGGAAAAACGATGTTTTCTCCGTCATAAGTGCATTTAATTACTTCCTCATTCCAACCATAATCATGCCTTACTTTAAATTCCAAAAGTTCTACTAAATATTCCGCAGGTTTACTCTTACCACTCTCCCAATCCTCTAAAGTGCGTCGTGGGATTTTATACTTTTCACAAAATTTTATTTGTGAAAGTCCTGTTAGTTCTCTGATGTCCTCAACATTCATTTGTTTTTTCATCAATGTTTCCCACTATGTTTATATACTACCACATTGTTCGTTGTATGTTAATATTTTTATAATTTTTTTCAATAAAAAAACTCCCCTATTAAGGGGAGAAAAAGGAGATTTATGAAAATTTTATAGTAATTGATTAACTCTTGCTTGTACCGCTTGATAGTTATATCCAGCACGTGTGAGCCGTGCCTCTCTATCGGAACCATTGCCCCAATCTCCACGGATAACCTCTCGTGCTACCTGGTCAGTACTCTTTGTCGGATTAGATAACCCGAATCTCTTATTAACTTCATTCTGAACTGCATCAGGATCATATCCAGCGACTTTAAGTCTATTATATCTATCTTGACCATTGCCCCACTTCCCTGCTATAACTTCACTTGCAAGAGTTGCAATGCTCTTTGTGTCAGGTACAGAGACTTTGACGTCAAATCCCATAAGTTTATTAACCAATGTTTGTACTGCATCAGGGTCATATCCAGCACGCTTCAGTCCTTCAAATCTCGACTGTCCATTTCCCCAGTTGCCTGCGAGAACTTCCCTTGCTATAGTCTCAAGGCTCTTGCCTGTCGAGCGTCCGTGAACAACGCTTGGCTTCTGTGGTGCTGCCTTACCTGAATATATGCTGTTAGCTAAATTATATAATTCGCCGAGTCTAGCATAGTATGTGCCAGGGCACCTAGTTGGTGCAACATCTCTATGACCTCTTAGAGGTAATTTGCCGTATGTTTTCCATACATCAGCTATAAGCTCAGCTGTTGTGTAGAAGTCGCCGTCACTCATCTCGGTACGACACTCAATACCTATAGAGTTCATATTTACATTATAGTTCCCAGCGTGCCATGCTGAGCAGTTACAATCTACTATACATGCAACCCTGCCAGCTTCTACGACATAGTGTGCTGATGAATCGCCACCTTGTCTACATAACCAGTTAATTATGCCCCAAAAGCTGGCACCATATGTTCCCCACCAGTGAATTATAATTTCTTTCGGCTTGTTCTGCCCTCTTGTACCTCTAGGATAACCGAAGTTCGGACTGTCATAGTTTGTAATATACTCGTAAGCCATTATTTAACCTCTTTCTCGTCTACTTCAGGCAAGCCTGCTACTGATGTTAAGATTGACAGTAGTCCTGCAAGTGCCGAAGCTGACAAAACAACATACCAATTGACATCTGTCAGTAGTGCTGTTGTTCCAATTGTTGCGATTGCGGTCTGTGCTAGTGTCTTAAGTGCTCTTACTCCTGCTGCCTTTAGCCATGTAATTTGTTTGTTAGTCATTGTTTTTTCCTTTCTTTTGTAAATAAAAAACCAGTCACAAGACTGGCTCATAAACTGGCTATATTTAAAATTATAAATTTTTACATATATCTATTTGATTGATAGGTATTCCTTTAATGCGGTTTGAAGTACATTTGAGAAATTGACAGATGAATCCTCAGCTAAATCATTTAGCCACTTAGGAATTGTTAATGTCTTTCGAATAGATTTATTATCTACCCTATCTTTTACTAAATCTACCCATAGGTCAATATATACTAAATCCCCCGATTGCTTGCTAAATGTCGGCTTTGGTAATTTTTTCTTATGCTTAATATATGAATATGCAACCGCCTCTAATACATCCTTAGCATTTTTGATTGCTTCTTCAAACGTTTCTCCGTCTGTAAACGCTTCATCAAAATCAAGGAAATTCACATAGTATATATCGTTGTCTTCTCTTATGTTACACGGATAATAAATCTTATTCATATTAGCCCCCTATCATAATGAACTACAGAGCTAAAATTTCAGCCCTGTAATTCTTTCGATGTTGCTTGCTGTTCCTGCTGGGATTTCTTTTTTAGTGCACTTTACTGGACACATTTTACCGTCCTTGACATAAATTTCATGTGAACCTGTAGTGTGATCTAATTCCCAGCCATTTTGTTTTAACAGTTTTACAACTTTTCTGTAAGGTATATTTTTTGACATGTCATCCTCCTTACAGTTTTATTATACGTGTAATTTATACGTGTGTCAATTCTTTTTTTATTCTTTTCTTATATCAAGTTCCTCATAGTCCTCGAACATATGCGATACGGTGTGATTTCCACCCATGTTTTTATATGCGTTATACATATCCGCAAGTACCTCATATTCTATAGCTGTTGTATAGCCTCTTGAGATTGCTAGTGATATTTCCTCTTTTAGTCTGTATCTTAATAGTGCAAGTGTTCCATCAGCATTAGCATCAAGTTCCTCTAATCTCTTTTCTATTCTTTTGACGGATTCGTGGAGATTCTTATCACTTGTTTCTTCCTTGTATCGCTCCTCAATTTTTCTCTCGAAATTCCTTAACCATGCTTTTAAGATTTTTCCGAGGCTATAAAAGCCTAGAATTAGTGTTATTATTATTGATATGATTTGTAGTGTTTCCATGATATGCCTCTCTTAATAGAATGTTACAAGTTTTACAAATATTCTTGCTTCCGCTTCACTTTCTTCGCCTTTAGGTGATTCCCAGCATACATTTACGCTATTTTCTTTCAGTTCACTACTAAATGGTCTTGCTTCCTTTAGCCCCGCAATATTAACAAAAACTTGAGTATCGGGGGTTATAAATGGAGTATTATTTACTAACAGCCTATCCCAACCTGCTATGTTTAATGAAGCTCGCATGAGGTTATCCCCGTCACGTCTTATCTTTTCTTTAACATCACTAAGTTTAATATTGCAGTATGCTTCCACTCGTCTTGTTTTATCAGTTTCACTTGCACCCGAATTATAAAAGTTTATATCATCTAAATTTAAATACCATATGAAGTTATCAGCTTGAACCGCAAGTATACTAGGCGGTATTAAATTTTTAACTTCATTTAGTTCTTTCTTAGTCACAACCTCGTTATTCTTTAGTTTTGTTTCGTAATCATGAATGTTGCCAGCAAGATTTTCCTGTGTTTTTAATGCTTCTTTAGTCGTATTTTCGAGTTTTTCTTTTATTTTTGTGCCGTTATCAATGGCGATTCCTAATTCATCGCCTAATTGTTGGGCATAACCCTTGTATGTTTCCAAGTCTTTATTTGTTTCCGTAATAACGCTTTTTAGCTTTTCACTTTCCGTTGTGGCTGTGGTTGTTATCTCGTTAATTTTTTCATCTGCTGTCTTTTTAATTTCTTTATCCTTAGTTTCTGCCAAATCAATCAGTGTTCGCTTTAACGATTGAGTTTCACTTTCTAGGTATGTGCCTTTTGCGTTCGCTAGGTTCTCTATTTCTTCCTGTTTGGAATTTAAAGCATTTATTGCAACATCTTTTGTATTATTTATACTCGCTTCAGCTATGTCTTTCTGATGCTTTATATCTTCATTTGCTTGTCTGCCTATTTCTTCTGTCTCATTCCTTAGTTCTCGCGTTTTGTTCCATAAGCTCTCTGTTCCATCTTTTAGACTTCTTGCCTGGTCCCGTAGGTTTATTGTCTCATTCCTTAGCCCCTCTTGTTCGTTGTGGTTATCTCCGATAGCCTGTGCAAGGTCAACTATTGATTGCCTTACATCTCGTCCGTAAATGGCTTTTTTAAATTTTTCAATTAATGGTTGTAGGTTTATCATTCTTCTTTCTCCTTTGTAAAAAAGTTTGTTCCTGTACTATGAATAAGCCCCTGACGAATAAAGTCATCCGTTGTTCCCTTTGGATAGTCGTATTCAGGTGGTCTTGGCTTATTTTGATTCATTCCTGGATATTCTGGGGGGTATTCTTTTATTGCAATTGGTGTTTCGGGGTCATCTCCGAAAAATGGTGGATAACAAGGCAATGCACTTTCCCCCACTTTCATGTATCTTGGGCTATATATCTGCCCGTTGTAACACCATAGCCCATTTTTTCTTTCAAATCCCAAAAAAGGATTTTTAGTGTCATTTTTTTCATTATAATATCGATAATCAATATTAACGAGAACACCCTCGAAAAATGACAATATCGCCGTTACCTTCTTTTTTGCGACTTCTTCATCGGTATCCGGGCGACCATATTCACCGCCTGGGCTTGGACTAAAGTAACGTTCTATATTATCACCCTCTAGCCAAATGCCAGGTATCGCAATATTAAGTAATTCAGGAACGCCCGAATGAAGCACCATTCGAGCCTTATAACCATCTTTTATTAGCATCTTGCGATTTGGTGCCACCCATCTAAATCTTGCATTTCTTATCTGTCTTCCTAGCATTTGAAGTTGTCCATCTGATGTAAAACGTTTGTCTGCTCCACTTTCACTGCCCGCACTTCCCGAGCTCATCTGACTGCTGACACTCTCACTCATAGTAGTAGCAACATTATTGCCAAGCGTTACAGTTCTACCCTCAGGCTTATCAAGTGGGATAGATAATTTACTTACTGGAAAAACTGCATCCATACCGTGTGGCTTTGAAATCGCCCTAATTTTATCGAGCATTCTAAGCGGTTTTATTTCAGGATTTAAAATTGATAGGTCAACCGCTGAAATCTCGATAACAACATTTTCAAATTGGCTTTCCTTTAGCCACTCTTCCCCTTTTTTCTTAAGGTTAGTTACAATGCTGACATCATCCCATACGTTTGTTCTTTCAATTATTCCATATTTTTCAATCGCCTCTTTGTTTTCAACATACGGCACTCCGCCTTCAGTTGCTCCCGATATGCCAAGCCTTTCGCCAAGTGCTGGTATTTTCGGTGAAGGCAAATTAACGCCAAGTGGTATAAGCCTTGTTACAACTTTTGTAACATCAAGGTTTCTGGTAAAATTAAGTAGATTTTTCCCAAATGATATTGTTTGGGTTTCGTTTTCTTCGCCCTCTTTTAAATAGTCTAAATATCTTTCTTTTCCCTCGTACCTTATTATGATATGTCCGCCAAGCCGTTTCACTAGTTTTTCTTTTATTGCCTCAAGTGTAAGCTCCATATTTGTAAAGCGATATAGATTTTCCTCAACTGTTACCTTGCCGAGTTTTATTTGTTTCTCCTTTGGCATTTTATCATTATGTGCCTTTAGCAACGCTCCCAGAAAATCTGACACACTCGTATCGTGAAATTCTGCTTGCGGTTGGACACTGTCGCAAAGATATGCAAGTGCTCCCTCGCATCTATATGTCATTGTCCTGTTAAAATTTTCTCTAAACTCTATAGGACGACCTTCAAATATTTTCTCTTTATCTTGAAACACTTCGATTTTTGATAGCATTGTATTAATTTTATTAAAAAATATGTTGCTATCGCTAATGTCAAAAGAAAAACTGCCCGATGCGTTGTCTTCAAGCTCTAAAATAGGATTTGCGAGTAGTAACGAATCATCTCTAATGTCATAAATTTTTTTATCATCACAATATACAAAATACATTTATAATCTCTTTCCCCTGTACACGAAAACTAGTGTTCCGTTGCCTGTAACCGTCATTTGATTATCTCCATTATCAAGCACCATTCCTGTCATTCGGTTTTCACCCACTTTTAACTGATACGTTTCGCCTTTAAATGTTAGTGTCATATCCGCTGTTGACTTTATGGTAGGTGTACTTGATTTAGGAGCTGACGGAACCGTGATTTTAGTTTGTCCCGAAATCTCATATGATGTAGGGTATATAATGCCTTGCTCGAATGAGAATGTATCCCATAGCCAGTCCTCGTCTCCAGCCTCTGTATTGTCGTAAAAAAACGGCTGGCAAACAAAAGAGACAGTGATTACACCACATGCGGGATTTCGCTCCTTGCCGTCCATAACACATCTACCTTCTAAATATCCATCTCTATCAGGAAGCACCAATTTTATCTTTTTACCATGAAATTCATTTAGAAAATTTGACAATTTTGCTTCTGCAACATTTCTACCTATTGCGGTAAATTTTGCAGTTATTTCCCTTTCTCCATAAACTGGTCTGCCAGTAAGTGCCTCAGTAATATCAAGATAACCATCAAGTCCAGGTATTTCTATTTTGTTAATCTTAGTAATTGGCAATTTTTCACTGTACGAGTTTAAGATTAAGCCATATTCTTTAAACAAGTCCTTGTCATTTAAAATTATTGTATTCATCCTCTAGCCTTTCTCTCTGATATTTTGCCAAGTGCCTCATCAAGTAGTGGTGCATAATGACCAACAACCGTCCCATCACTTAATACGATATCACTACCTGTTACCGATATCAGCTCATTAAGCAAGGATATCATCTGGTCGAGTTTATCCTCAAGCCGTTTCGTATCAACACTGCCCTGTATGTATTTTCTTAGCTCTGTTATTGGTGCTACGGCTTCGGGACCTGCTTCGCCACCACCCATTAGATTATTTCCATTTTGTCCGAATATGGTTGGCTTTGTTAAAATACCACCTTTAGCATACCAATCAACCGATATTTTAGGCTTATGACCTTTTAGCCATTTCAGAGGATTTGCCGAGCCAGAAATTTTAAAATGAGGAAGTGGAATATGTGGCCACTTGAATTTAAAGTTAAATAAGTTCTTTATTTTATTGATTCCTTTTTTCACGGCATTAACCGCTGCATTTATAGGTGTTGTAATAGCACTTTTTATACCATTCCAAATGCTTGTTGTTGTCGTCTTTATCGATTTCCATGTACCGCCAAATATTGATTTTATAACTTTTAAAACGGCACTTATTACAAATTTGATTTGTGCGGTTGTAGCTTGAATGACACCTTTAATCGCTGTCCATACGCCTGATGTAATCTGTTTAATGCCTGTCCATACGCCTTTCCAGTCACCTTTTATTAGAGATGTTACAACCTTGATAATGCCTTTGATTACTTGCATTACACCGCTAATATATGTTTTGATTCCGTTAAATATGGTTTTGACAATTTTCTTTATATCATCGCCATATTTTTTCCATATATTTTTTATAACAGTCCATACCGCCGAGATAACATCTTGAATTTTGTGCATAGCATCTAAAACATACTTTTTGATTGCTTTCCAAGCCTCTGATGTTACATCTTTTATACTTTTCCATAAGCCTTTCCAGAAATTCCTGAATTTCTCTGACTTGTTCCACAAAACAACAAAAATAGCAATTAGTGCTGATATTACGCCAATAATGATGAGTATTGGCAGTGGTATTAAAGCGCCCGTAAACAGTTTATGTGCAAAAGCCGCTATTTTGCTTGATTTGGCAAGTTGCAACAGTTTTCCACCATATTGCATTGCCGCCTTTCCAGCTTTTCCTAGTTGCACCGCACCTGTTTTGCACCACTCAGCAATTTTTACAGAGCCCGATTTCGCTAATTGGCTGACCTTGCCCATTGCCGAACCGATTGTTTTACCGCCTTTTTTTGCCGCATTACCTAGTGCCTTTATCTGCGTTTCATTTTTCTTGTACCACTTATACGTACTGCTCATCTTGCCAGCTACTTTCCCAGTCGCTTTGAGCAGTGGACCTGCGGCAATCGCCGCCGTTGCAAAATGAATCTTTCCCTCTGTCGACATATTGCCAAACGCTTTGCCAATCAATTTGACAATTGATAAAATAGGTTTTATTTCTGAAAATAAAGTCTTACCGCTTTCGCTTAATTTATCCGTGTCAACCTTACCGTCCTTAAAGTACTGAACAATTGCACCAAATACTTCTCCTGCTACTTTGCCCCATCTTTTGGCGGATTCCTCAACACCACCCATTTTGTCCATAGCACTATTTAGTATTGGTAAAACTTTTCCAGCAAAAGAATTGGCATCATCTGCTGAACCTAGAAAGTTTGAACCAACCCTTGAAAGCGAGGCACCGAAGTTGGCAATAGCACCCGAAATTGTTTTAGAACCTATTTCTTTTGCCGCTCCGCCTATGTTTTTCTCTATAGCATTTTGGAGCATTTCAGATGAAATCTGACCTTTAGATGCCATGTTAAAGATTTCATCAGCTGTTTTGCCTGCTTCTTTTCCGAGCCATTCGTAAACTGGTAGTCCACGTTCAGCAAGCATGCCAAGCTCTTGATTTGTTGCTTTTCCACTTGCCTGTACTTTGTTCATGATATAGCCCATGTCGCCCATGCTAGTGCCAGCAACCGCTGCTAAATCTGCAACATTCGTTAGATATTTCTCTAGTGGTTTGCCAGCCTGTACACCTGAAGCAACGGCACTAGCCGCAGTTGTAGCCGCTTCATCTAGTCCATAGGATGTGCCTTTTACAGATGCCAAAGCGTTATTCATTATATTTCGCACATCTCTTGCACTGTTTCCAAGTGCTCCGAGCTTTACCTTAGCATTATCTATACTGGTCATCCTGTCCCAGCCTTTTTTTAAGGTAATGCCAGCCATAGCAGTTCCAGCAAGAAGTGCGGGTTTAGTTATGTATTTTGATAATCCGTTACCGACTGTAACTAATCCTTTACCGACCGTTTCAAGTCCCAAACTTGCTGTCTTTCCAAAAGAATCGTCAACCTTTTTACTTGCTTTTTCGGCATTGTCGCTAAATTTATTTAAATCGTCTTCCGCTGTGCCTTTATCCACTATTATTTTTGCAAATAGTTCAAATAGCTTCATTTTGTACCCTCATGTTTAGTATTTTCAAAGAATCTTTCAGTGTGTCCCCTGTTTTGCACGGTGTCACTTCACTTGTTTGTTTTGATAGTATTTCCTCTTTGTACTCTGCAAATGTTTTGTTATCGCCGCCACCTGCTAAATACCATTTTTCAATTTGCTCATCTTGCACATTCTCCAGCATTGTATTTATGTATCCGCTTAATGTATGCGTCATAAGCAAGCTGTCAAAAAGAACATAGGGACTTGAATATCTTTTAAATACCAAGTCCCAAAATTCATTAAATCCTATGAAAACAACTTTGACGCAACCTTGAAAAAATCGTTAAATCCCTCTGAATTTTTAATCTCAACTATAATTTCCATAAAATCTGCTGGTGATAGTTCTTCAACCTCTTTCAGTTTTAATCCACTTACAGATGAAACAAATTTAAAAATATCTGATTCGCATTTCTCAAGGTTATCAAGCACAATACCGAGAATGTCCATCATTGCGGCCGCTTGTGCTTCCTGCTCGTTCAAATCGTTATATTTGCCGTAAAGCGTGGAAAATTCCTTAACGCCGATATTCTTAAGTATCTTCACAAACGGCATTATATCTGTGCTTTTTAGTTTTCTAAGAGTATATTCTTTCATTATTGACCTTCCTTTTGTTCGTCCTCTGGTATAAGGATTTTAACTGGCAATGTCTGTAGGTCTGATGTTATATCTCCATAACACTCAAACTTAACCTTTAGCACCGAATTATTTTTGTTCTTTCCTTCGAGCTCAAGCCCCTCTGTGCAAAGTGCATTTTTCATTATGATAATAACTGGTGAACCGTCTGCTTTTCTGCCAACATATGCTAGATTGTCGATATAATCGCCTGCTTCAAGCTGTGCTCTAGGCACAATCTCTTTATAGCCTGTCATCTCTGAAGCCTTTTCTTCACCTAGCATTGCGATTTTTAGATTATCAACGCTAATGTCAAGTAGATTCGTCTCAAGGTGCGCTACCTGTCCATATTTGAGGGTAAGCCCCTTAACCTTTACTACTGCACCGTCAGCCTCGATGTCCTTAAACTCGTTTTTAATTGAGAATTTAGAACCGCCCGATGTTGCCCCTAGCACTTTGTCGAATTTAAACTGGTTCTTTCCTGTGTCCCATGTTAAGTTCTTAAAAATTGTACCCGCTCCAAGAAGAATGTTTTTAGGTGTCTTCTCTGTTATGCCGTGCATTACAAGTTCTGGATTTTTTACCATGATTTGTTCCCCCATTTCTTTGCTCTTAAATTTATTTGAAGTCTCTTAAACTCCTCTGTTCCAGTAAAAATAGGGACTGAATTTTCATAATATATGACGATTCCTTCCCCATTAATTCCACCCTCTATAGGTGGAAATATCTTTTTTATTTGCTTTTTCATTTTCTCAAGCTCAAGCCATGTATCTTTACCCGTGATTGTAAGTATAAAAGTAGCTTCTATGAGCCCGTCCTCATTGGAATTTTCTATCTCGCTATACTCTCCTATTATATATGGATATTTAGGCTCATCTGTCCACTCCATATAGGCGTAAGGCAACTTTGCCAACATCTTTGATATATAGTTAATTATCTCAATCATGTGCTTTACTCTCAATCTTTATAAGAAGCTTATCCCCTGCGGTCTTTTCAACTTTATCTATCGCCTTTTGGAATGCCCGTTTTGGTCTCTTGCCGTGAGTATGTATAAAGCGTTTGCCGTCTTTTCCGTAATATATTTTGTATCCATACGCCTTTACAACACTTTCGGACATCTGATTGCTTCCTTCGCCTACCATTACATACCATCCACCTTTACGACCATTACCATTTATAGCATAATCTCCCGTGCCATATTCTTCCCATACAGCGTTTTTGCTGTCGCTACCAACAGTTATAGACATTTCGGATTCGTTAAGCTCTCCTAGCCTAAAACTTGCTTTTGTTTGCCCGCCACCTACTCGTCCAACAGCCGTGTTTCGCTGTGCTTGCGATAGTATTTCAGATGCAACTTCAGTTAGCCATTCCTTTGAGGCTCCACTCATAGCTTCTATTACATCATCTGTATAGTTCTTAATCATCTTATCCACCTAGTTGTTTTAAATAGATTTCATAGTGAACATTTTTCTCCATGATGTTATCTACTTTTACGACTTCGTAATTAGTGTCTAAAATAGAGGCTCTAAGTTTCCCCTCGTCCTTAGGCAATTTAAAGTAATTACATAAAAACACATGAGTTGAATCTTCCAGCTTAACCTTATAATCTCTTTGCGTTGTGCCGCTTATATAGTCAAGCACTCCATAAACTTTCGCATATTCTTGCCATTTTGTTATTTGCTCTCCAAGTTCGTTCAATGCACCTGTTTTTCTAGTGTAAAATCTGCAAAGCGTATTCCCGTTAATTCCTCTCATGTCAAAACCTCGCCTTCATGTATGGCGTTAAAAAGCCCATAAGTGCCTTAGGATATCCCCCTGCGGAATCTCCCGACAAACCTGTATATGACACGCTATGTCTTGATAGACTTTCCGATGCAATGCCAAGTTTATCGCGATTTTCAATATCCCACTGATACAAATTGATTACTCCAAGTTTTATATCATCAGGCCATATGATATTACCGTGATTATCTCGGTATTTATAAAATTTATTGTTTGTTACAGCCATGATAAGGCTCTCTATTCCTTTTAACTTAAATTCTATTACTTCATCCTTCTCGCTCGTATCAACAATATTTTTTAACTCTTCAACTTCAATAATCACGGTATATCTCCTTACTTCTTTTTAACGTCTTCCTTTGGCTTCTTTGGCTTTTCCCTTTCAGGTTTTGCCTTTTCGTGGCGTCTTAAAAGCATTCCCATTTTTATGCTCCTATTGTTACCTTTACAACCTTTGTTGGGTCATATAGATATGTTCCGTAATGCTCATCAGCTGTAATAACAGTTGTTTTCTTAAGGATATCTCTATCCTTTTCAACCTTTACATCTCTTTTCATTACAATTTTTATTGCTCCCTCTTTTACAAGATAAGCAACGTTCTTTTCCACTTTGTTTGTTCTTATAACCTGTACACCGTCAACTTCGCCATATATGCCTTTAGTTACTGCCTCAGCTCCAAGCTCAGTTCCAGCAAGCCAATTCTTAGCTGCGTCTTTTCTTAATGCAATTGCGTTGCTAGGGTTAAGCACGATATACATTTTGTATTCGTCTTCATCTGCGAATTTGTCCTTTGCGTCAAGCAAAGCGTCAACTGTCATTGCTGCACTCTTAACCTCTGCCGTAGCACCCTTTAGCGTTGTCGCAATGTCGTTGTCAATTTTAGATGCGATTGATAGTGTTATCTGTCTGTTTGCTTCGCCGATAGGGTCGCCGTATCCGCTTAGTGCTGCAACGTCTGTAATTTCTACGCCCTTTCCTGCCTGTTTAACTTTCATCTTTGTGTCGGTTTTTCCCATTTGGGTGATAGAGATTGCATCGCCCTCTGTGATGTCTTCAGCATCTCCGATATACTCCCACTTTGGCACTGTCAAAGTATCTCCTGGCTGTCCAACAAGTGTGTTGTCTATTTGTGCGATTGGTTGCAATTTGATTTTGCTCTTTAGTTCCGCCGCAATCATATCAGCCATTACTTCGGGGTTAATTAAATTCTCTAACTTAGTCATTCCTGTTGCCATTTTCTTCTCCTCTCAATTCATCGTATAACTTTTTATTTGTGTTATACAGTTCGTTCTTTTCGTGATAACTCATTCTGTTAAATTGCTCTTTTGTGATTTGGGGTGTTTCAGGTACCTTAGGCAATTTGTTTTCTTCCACTTTCTTAAGCTGTGAGTGCTCAAACTGACTAGGAAATTGTGTTTTAAGTTGGTCTAAAATATCACTAATTCCCTTAACTTTACCGTCTTCATCAAGTTTAATATCAAGGTCACTTGCTTTAAACATTATGTAATCAATGTCCTTTACGCCAGCTTTTAATAGTTCCAGTTTTACGGCTGATTCTTTTCTGCTTTCAGCAAGTTCTTGTTTTAATCTCTCAACTTCTGCCTTGTAATCGACGTCTTTTTTAGCTTTGCCTTTAAGTTCCTCGATTTCTGCCATAAGCTCGTCATAGTCGCCTTTAAGTTTTGGGTACCTTACATCCATGTTGTCATGTGCTGATGTGAAAATCTTATTTTCTTTCATGCCAGCAACAATCTTTTCAATCTGTTCGTCCTCAATTCCATTAGCCTTTAACAATTCATTTAGTTTCATCTTTCATTTCCTTTCCGTTTTTTACAAGTAACGACTTGAAGTATTAAAAAAGAACCTTTTTACGACATATTCAGGTCGTGTATTGATTCGGTTTTCACCGTTTCAAGCAATAAAAAAGCACGCCATTTGGTGTGCTCACAATTTAAATATTCAGTTTCATAGTTCAAATATTTTCTAAAATCTTTTTTGCTTTGATATATTTATGGGTTCTCTGTATATCATTAGGCGTGATAAACTTAATTCTTTTAAGATTCATGTTATCCTCTAAATCCTTAAGCTTAACTTGGGTTGCCAAATTATTCTTTTTAATGTTATCTATATAATCAAAATAATCGTCATCTTTATGCGTTAAGAGTGATAATGCGTCTTTTTGCTCGTTGTCAAGAAAATAAAAATCATCTATAACATATTTGTCACTATCTTCTAAAACATCATGCAATAACGCAACTACCATTGCTTTTTTATTTTTTAACTTTAGTGAAACACGCAATGGATGTAAAAAATATGGCTTCCCTGCTTTGTCTTTTTGACCCATGTGGGCTTTTAACATTATTTCAAAAGCTTTAATATAACTGAGCATAGTATTCTTCCTTTGATATATCCTCTGTATAAATATCGCCTAAATCAATCATAGAATAGAAGTCATCAAAAACCTCTTTGCCATTTTCTATGCAATAATACATTCCACCTTCTCTTTTTACATACGTCTTATAATCTGGGCAGTAATAATATACAGTTGGTGATAAATATTTCTTCATAAAATCGCCTCAACATTTTCGGGATTATTAATTCTTTCGCTAACTTTTATCATTAGCATTTCTAGTTCATCCCATTTATCTTTATCTTTAATTTTATCTAATACCCTTTGCTTTTCATATATCTTGTGTAACTCATTTTCTTTGATTTTCAATGACATGTCAGTATGATATTGTAATTCAAAAATAACACCTTTATCTGCTTCTAGCAAAGTATTAATTCCCTTGTATGTTACACCATCTTTAAAAGTATTCTTTACTCTTATAATTTTATACCCTTTTTCTTTTAAAATATTACTTATTTCAAAATATTTTTTTGTAAAATTCTCTTCGCTCAAAACATAAGTGTATCTTATTTTATCTGTAATTTGCTCGCTCGCATTTCTAATTGGCAAGTCTTCTTTCTGTGCTTTTAGAATAACTTTTCGAGTTAGACTATCAACGTTTTTAAGTCTATAATCCAATCCAGACAACTCTACACTTGATAGTAATGCTATCTCAGTTAAATCCTTAGTTATATAAGATTCATCTACTTTTGCTTTCTGAAGTTCTAGCCGTGCAATTGCTTTCGCGGTTTTCTTATTGTCTTCCGTTACTATCTCGGCAATGTTGATATATTTACTCTTAAAATCTTCAAAACTACTAGCCTTATCAATGCCATAAAATGCAGCTCGTTCTTTTAAGGTGTCTAGCTCATCTTCATCAAGTGCCCACCTTGCACGATGTAGCATTACACAACGGCAATTAACATCTTCTCTTGCAATTCCAAAATCCGACGGAAACATTGCCTCTTCACCGTATATGTTTACAAATGGTTCGTCAAGTTCTCTTATTTGTCCGTCGAGGAATCTGTGGGTATCTCTTACCTTATTGTCAAGGCTTGAATCCCACTGCTTTAACACATCAGCCCCTGCCTCAACCGACCTTTTAAGACAATCATAACTTGCCTGTTGTCCAACTCTGTGCCCCTCTGTTTGTGCTATAACCTTTGAGCGTCCAATATTCAAGTTATTGGTTCTATTTCTTATGTTTCTTGCTATGTCTTTATAAAATAAACCTATTGATATACCCCTGCTAATTTCCTCTGTAACGGTCTTTTTTAACTTGCCTATGTTTACCCCTAAAGTCTTATATATCGGGTGTGTGAGCTTAGTTTTAAGCTGTATGGCACGTATCATTTCAATTTGGTTAATTGGGAGTAAAAGCGGTATTCCTTGATTGTGAAGTTCGTACATACTGCCAATAAAACCGTCTTCATAGCAAGTCTTTACATAGTCGTTTATTGTTAGAAACTGCTTTGAGTGAAATTCGTTCAGTATGTTCTCAACCTGTGCCTTTAACGCCTTTTGATAATTAAGCTGATATATCTTGCTTTGCGTTTGCTCATCAGCGGATAAGATTTTTATTTCTTCCTCAATGCTAATTAGTGCCTCTTGGTATATCCTCTCTAATGCCTCCAGCGTTTTCTTCTCTTGCTTGATATTCACTTTCTAATTCCTCTTGCTTTTCCAACTTGCTTTTTACGTCTTCATAGTCAATTTCAAGTAGTTGACATATTGCTTCAAGTGTTTTTTCATTTCCAATACTGCCAGCAACATTTAAAAGCGTATTAATTTCTACCGCTCTTGTTTGTGCCTCTATCTGCTTAATCTGTGCATTGTCCGAAGCGTTTGTGATTATTTCGCGATCAAAGTCAAAATATACGTCTTTCTGTCTATATGCTGTTTCATCTTTCTCGTTGATTTCATCAAGCACAATTCCAACTATTTTCCTCAATAGTTTTTTTAGTCTGATTTCCAGTTTATTGCATTTTAAATCAAGCAGTGCATATCTTGATTTAATAACAACGTTTGTTACATTTCCATCTCCCACCTGTGCGGAATTGAAGCCCATACCAAAGCGGTATATATTCACTTCATCAAGCTCCAATTTTGCACGTCTTGCTTCATAGGGTATTGAAACGGTCCTAAAATCAATATCACCGCCATTGTCAACGCCTATATGCTTCTTAACCTTTACATTGTTTATAAGGCTTTCCATGTTATCGCCTTGAAAACCTTTAACAACAACTAGATATTCGCTTGCATCTTGTAAGTTGTTAGATAGTCCGCAGCTCATAAGGTCATAGTCATCTATAAGGTCTTTGATTGGTGCTAGGTTGCTTGTCTGATTTCTGTTATTATCTAGTCTAAAAAATGGTATAAAACCGAACTCATCATAAAATCTATATTCCTCATTGTCTTCGTGCTTATAAATTACATGAGGGCGTGGATTTATTTTTTTAGATTCGTCTAGCATCAACTTGCCTTGTTCATCTTGCCTGTAATAGGTGACTTGCTTATTATCCCATACCTGCACTCTTAGTATTGTTTTTTCTTTTGCCTTTAGATAGTCATTATAGTAATAAATGATGTATTCGTTTCCGTCGGTTGTATCTCTCGCATCGCACTCAATAATACCCATACTATCAGCGGACTGAAAACTCAATTGGTCATCTTCATTCCTGTAAGCGTACAAATACCCTTTGCCCTTAACAACTGTATCAACAACGGTTTCGTAAAGTTCTGATATAAAGTTCTCACCAAAACACTCATCTAGTTTTGCTTGAAGTTCAGGAATATCTGATTTTACAAAATCCGTTTTCTTTGACAACATATACTGCACCTGTTGGTCGACAAGCTCTGTGAAAAAGGGGTGACTTATTTTTATATTACTTCTAGTCTTATCTTGTACAAAAGTTTGAGATTCTTCATCAAAATAATAGAGGGTGTATTCTCTGATGTCATGTTTACCCTCATAATACTCTTTGCCTTTTCGTGCTTCGCCCTTTGCAGTGCTTGCAAGGTCATTTTCTATTAACTTTAAAATTTTATCTGTTCTTAGCATTTTAATAAATCCATTTATCTCCTATGATATATTTTTCAAGTGCATATCTCATCGCATCCATTTCATGGTTGAACTCATCCATCGGCTTATTTAATTTGTTACCGAATTTATCGCTTGCCCATGAATAGTTGCCTATCTCAGTTATAAAGTTTACACATCTTGGATGAATTATTATCTTAAGTTCTTGTATCCACTGAATACCATTCATAATGGAATCAGCGCCCTTTTTAGCACCTGTTACTCTTAAACCTAGATAATTTAATTCATCGTTTGATTTTGGTTCTGCTGAATCTGCTGTTATTCTTTCTTTCCCATACCCCATATCCTTGATTTTGTCTGAAATCTGCCTATTTGATAACCCCTTTTGATACAGCTCGTCCCATACATAAAGTTTTTTATTATCTCTATCTAAAAATCCAACAAATAACGCTGTTGGGTCGTTAGTATAGCCATAGTCAAGTCCGCATACTATTTTAAGGTCTTTAACCACATCAAAATTATATTCTTGCTCGCTCCAGTTCTCATATACAAGCCCATCGATAATGCCCCATTGACCGAGCCCTGCGACTTGATAACGCCGTGGGTTATTTTCTTTCATTCTCTCAAAAACCTTAAGGTCTGATTTGTCTAACCATTCATTGATTTTATAATTCGTTGTCAGCGTGAAAATGTCAGGGTCTTTCGGTGCATCAAAAAATCTTTTCTTTATCCAGTGTCTTTCGTTCCACGGATTAAAGGTCATTGTTATCTGTTTGAAAAGTTCATCGGGAACCTCGCCCCTTATAGATTCATCTAGCATATCAAAATCGCTCTCGTTTGTGATTTCATATGCCTCTTCAATCCATAAAAAGCAAAGATAACCAACATTAACCGTTACCGATGTAACCTTTAAGGGGTCATCAAGTCCACGGAATAGTATTTTTTGACCTGTTGGCTTATATACAATTTCAAGCGGTGAGTATTTATAGTCAAAGTATTCTTCCACGTTCAGCCGCCTAATTGCCCATTTTAACTGTGCAAAACAGCTATCTTGAAGCGTTCTAAAAGTCTTTCGTACAACTAGAACATTTGATTGCGGATATTTCATTATCCTATATATCATATTCATTGCTGTTGTTGTTGACTTCTTGCTTGCCCTTGAACCTTTAACAACTCTATATCTGCCCTTGAATCGCCAATAATTGCCATATCCCTCGCCTACTATTTCAGGCAGTTTAATCATTTGAGCTCGTCCTCTCCGCTTATGATAACTGGTACTTTACCATCTATGTTTAACGTGTTTTCAGGTTTGTTGCCGCTTAAATCTCTTACAAATTCCGCTGCCCTTGTATCACCCATCATTGCTTTTTGTGTTTGCTTGATTAAGATAGCATCTTGTACTGTGATATTTTTCCCAGCGAGTGCAGCAAAGTTTTGCACGCTGTCAATGTCTGCTAGCTTTCCGCTCTTTAAGGTCATAGTAAGAATAGTTTCAAGGTTTTCTCTCATTGCCTTTTTCTCTCGTCTTGCCTTGCCGCTTGCTTTGCCTGCTTTTTTAGCAAGTTGTCGTCGTTCGTTCATGGTTCGGGAATCAAATCCCTTGCCTTTTATATTCTCGTTCACAATCTATTCTCACCACCTTTCTGCACTAAAAAAGTCAGCTGTTAAGCTGACTTAATAAATAAACCGCCACGATTTGAACGTGAGCCCCCTCTATCAAGGTGTGCTCCCAGTCTACACCACCGTTTATTTATTTCTATTCTGCCATATCTTTGTTACTCTGTCAAATAATTTGCGTTCTTCTTTTGTTAAATTTCTTGCTCCTTTAGCACCATTATCTTCATTGTGTAAATATCCGTCATGGACATGCGGTACTGTATTAAGATGTTTATGGTTCAAGTCTATAACTTTCTTTCTTTTGTTCTTGTTATCAAAATATGTTATTGACTTTAATTCATCTCCGCCAACGGTAACATACACCCTACCTTTTGTCATGGTTTCCATTAGTGGTTCCGAGTCTCTAGTCTTTTTAGTTACAAACTTTATATTGCCTACTTGGAATAATGTTTTATATTGTGTTCCATATTTATTGCCTTTTTTGCTTATTCCACTACTCGCTCCTCTGCCACCCATGTTGCACCTCACATGTCAACTTTTACATATATATTGCCATCTTTAACCGATATATCTTTTACTTTATATTTTTGATTTCTTTTTAGCAGGCGCTCATATTGTTCATCACCTTTAGCCACATTTTTATCAGTGTAACTCACATCAGCCCCTTTGGTCTTTCCTGATGTTTTTATTTCTAGTACGATCGGTTTGTTGCTTCCACTAAAACCTCCCCAATCTCTTGCAACCTCATATTTTGATGTTGTTGACATATAGCCTTTATTAGTTATCGTCTTATTTATAGCGTTATCTATTTTATTCTTTGCTTTTTGCCTTGCCTCGTTTGTCATCGCACTTTCACCATTCATCAAAAAACTTTGCAAATCGTCAAATTCTGAATCTGACATATTCCCAAATATAGCCTGTGCATCAACGCTTCTGTATAGAGTTTTTTTGCCTATTAGTCTATTAGTCGCACTGTCTAAATTTTTGATTGCTTTTTTATCGTAACTATCCAGTGGTATTTTATCGGCACCATCTCTTTTTTGAAGATGATTATTCAGGAACATCCCATCACCGCTAACATAGTATTCAATAGCCTCTTTTTCACCAGCTGAAAATTCTCTATTGCCTTTTGGTGATGTTGCACCTCTACCGCCCATTTGATTTCATCCTTTCCGTTACGCTGTTTTTGTAATAGTGAACATCTATTCCTTTATAGTCGTGTTCAACCTCTCCGCCATATACAAGTAATGCTGACGGGTTTTTCCGCTTTATTAGTTCGTCCATGCCATCTCTCCATATCTGCATAGCCGTTTTGCTTTGCTTTACGCCAACGGTTGACACCGAAAGCACCGAGTTTTCAGGTAGTCCGTCAAAACAGAATTTATATGTTTCAGGTTCTGCCCACGATACCGTTGGGATAACAAGTAGTCCAGCATTCTGCCATACACTTCCCATTAGCCTTGACCTATAAGTATTCCATATCTTCATAGCGAGTGGCATATCAAGATATAAGCTAAAATCAGGCGTTAAAACACAATCAAATTTTTCAAGCACTTCTATATACTTTTCAGGTCTATTCCATACACGCTCAAATTGGTAATCGTCAATGTAAAAGTGCACGCATTTTTCTGTGTCTTTCGATGATTTAGCATAGTTAAATCCTATTAGGTCATCAGGTATATGGTTTGTTCCTTCAATTTCAGGTATTCCATAGTAGTTGTCCGCTTCGTCTTTTTCAAAGTAATCAAGATTATACGTTTTAACTGTGTTAATTCTCTCGTTGATTTTTATTTCAGGAACAGTAAAATTAAATTCCTCAAAGTCAAATTCAGGTAAATTCCCCATTTCTGCTTGCAACCTTTTAATATTCCAACTTGAAGACTGTGCGACTTTGTTATCTGCAAGTCTAAACGCTTTTATTTCTTGAGGTGTTAGGTCATCTGCGATGATACATGGCAATTCTTTATAACCCAGTTTAAGTGCTGCCTTATATCTTGTATGTCCGCAAACTATAACATTGTTCTCGTCAACCACTATTGGCACTTTGAAACCAAAGCTTTTGATTGAATTTGCTACATACTTCACCGCTTCATCGTTTTTTCTTGGATTGTTTTCATACTCTGATAATTTTTCAATATCAACGTTAAATATTTTTAAGTTGTTATCTTGTTTCAATTGCTTACTTCTCATTTCTTATATGACAAAAGCCCCCATGACGGAGGTCTCTGCTTCTAAAGGAGTGCATTTATAAAAAGAGTGTTTTTATTTGTCTTTTCTGACATATACATTTTACTACACTTTAGTGTGCACTTGTATGCACTCTTTTACTCTTTAGCAATAAACCCATATGCGTCCAACTTCATCAAAGCATGTATGTGTATTCTGTGAACACCCCTCAAAGAATAGCTGGTTTCATCTGCGATTTCATTCCATCGCTTATACCTGAAATACCGCAAATAACAAATTTCATACTCCGAAGCGTTAAGGTGTTTTCTTAAGGCTTTTTCCATTTCACATTTAAGACCACATAACCTGTCAATATCTTTCTCCACCTGCTCGCTTAACTTTGTGATTTTAAGTGCAGTATTCATAGTTGGATTGCTTATGAATGTTCCACTACTTCCAATTTTATCCATTGCTATGCAAGGCAGCTTCCCCTGTCTTAAGTCATCTGCTATTTCAAGTTTATACTGAATGGCTTTATCAAGTTTCTGTATCTCTTGTAACTTTTCTTTTGCAGTGCTCACTTCTGCCTCCTACTTACTTGCCCTCGTCAAAGGGTTTTACCAACTCTGAATAGTATTTCCTTAAACATTCTATGTCTGGACAGTCCTGATTGCAGTGATTCTCGCACCATTCACTATGAGATTGCCTCTCACATATAAAGTCTGTTGCTATGCAGTCTTGTATGAATAGTTTTAGTATCTCTGTGTCTGTCATAATGTTTTCCTTTCTCGGATAGAAGCAATGTACCTTTCTGCCACCAGCTCACCATAACTTATTCCTCTTTGGTTTGCTTCAGCAATTTTCTTGTCTAGGTTGGATTCTTTCTCTCTTTCTTTTAGTTTTTGCTTTTGATACCTCGCCCTATTATACCTTTGCTTATATGCCTTATACGATTCTTTCCTGCACTCATCACTGCAAATCTGTTCTTTGCCAGTGCTAATAAACTCTTTTCCGCACCACTTGCATATTTTAACTTTGCTCACCTCTGACCCCCTGACCTTTTAAATAAATCATTTTTGTGGCTGTAGTATTCCATGTCAGCCTTTCTGCTTTCTTTTTCATGCTCTATCATCTTTTTGTACTCTTTGTACTCTTTACAATCTGCATGGCAACCTATGTGCCTTTTCTTGCAATCCCTGCATGCCATCTTATTCAAAGTAAACCTCTGTTGTGTATACTATCTTTTTTATCTTTTGCGATTCGTCATCGTCATCTTCATCTTCATCTTCCTCTTCTATTTTCTTGAGTTTATCTTCTAAGTGTTCGTTCAAGATTTCTAACTTATCTAGGATTTCAGTTTTCTTTTCGTTTTCCATTAGGTCTGATACTTCGATGACTTCATAATCTAGGTTCTCCAGATAATCATATAAATA